AAACGATATGAGTTCTGCCGAAAGGTTGGGTAAATTTGTTGAGTATATTTACAGTCATCACCCTGCTCTGTTTGAGCATGCTTATAGGGAAGCTTGTAAATAGTGATTAAAATTATTAGTTTTATATTTGGAACAGGATTCCTAATTTGGGTGGTGGTTGCTTTGATTCTGTACGCGGTAGCTAACTATTGGGAAAATATGTGATGGCTGTGAGTGGGTGAATTAGTTTACAGAAAATGCAGCATTTGCAAAGAGTCGAAGGAGTTGTCGTTTGAAAACTTTCCTAAAAGAAGGTTAAAGAACGCCCCACCTTTTAGGCGAGAGTGCAAGGATTGTTACAACGAAAATAAACGTAACAATCCTTTGTATTGGGCTCATCGGATGTTATCTGGCGCAAGGAGAAGAGCGTTAATAAAGAATATTGAATTCAATTTAGACGCTCAAGATATATGGGATGCGTGGCCTCAAGACTTAAAGTGCCCCATATTAAAAATAGAATTAATTACAGGCAGAGCAGATCTATATAACTCTCCCTCTCTTGATCGTATTGATAACAACAAAGGATACGTCAAGGGCAACGTGATAATTATTTGTTCTAGAGCCAACTGTATTAAAAACGATGGCACTTGGCAGGAGATAATGGCAGTAGGAGAATTTTACAAACAATTAGAGGAGAAAAAAAATGGCTAAAACTTGGGCTAAAGAACAAATTAACAGCGTGAAAAAGAAAACATCTATCGGCGATTCAAGGCTGAGCAGTGGCGCTGGAACCAACAAACGCAAGACGCGTAAAAAATACAGGGGGCAAGGCAAATGATTAATTACCCAAGCGGTTGGTTCGATGAAGAGCAACTTCCATACGATATAAATATACCGCCGAATGCCGCTTAGAGATTACCAGCAAGAAGCCTTAGACGCGTTAGAGAACTATGTAGCCGTTGAGGTGGGCAATCCGTTAGTGGTGATGCCAACGGGCTCTGGTAAGTCTCATGTGATTGCAGACTTTGTTCTGCATATGAACGAGCAAAAAAAACAAAAGACTTTAATTGTGTCTCATGTCAAAGAGATACTGCTACAAAATTACGAGAAGCTACAGGACGCTTGGCCATACGGAGATATTGGTTTGTATGGCGCAAGTTTAAAAAGCAGAGATACGGATAACGATATCATCTATGCTCAGCTTCAATCGGTTTGGAGCAAAGTGGATCTTCTGCCCCTTTTTGATTTGCTTGTAATAGATGAGGCTCATCTTGTTCCAAAAGAGGGCGAGGGAATGTATCGTTCTCTCATTCTTGCTTTGAAAGAACAAAAGCCAGATTTAAAAGTGGTCGACTTTACCGCCACCCCGTATCGATTGAACTCTGGAATGTTGATAGAAGGCAAAGAACCTATCTTTGATGATATCGCTATCGACTTTGGAAGCGGCGAAAACTTTGTCCGCTTAATAGATGATGGTTATTTATCACCTCTCGTAACCAAATGTATGGATACAGAATACGATATTGAAAGCGTCGGTATACGAGGTGGAGAGTTTATTCAGTCTGATCTGCAAAAGAAAATGAACGACCAAGGCAGGACAGAGAAGGTTATTCAAGAAGTTTTAATTAAAGGCCAGAGCAGAAAGCAATGGCTAATCTTTTGTGCAGGTGTAAACCATGCAGAAATGGTTTGTAATATGTTGATCCTTAATAACGTCAAAGCAAGAATTGTTACAGGTGAAACCAACCAAGCAGAAAGAGATCAGCTTATACAAGATTACAAGAGTGGGGAAATACAAGCCTTGGTTAATTGCGACGTTTTAACAACGGGGTTTGATGCGCCGAATACAGATTTGATTGTGATGCTTAGACCAACTCAATCTCCTGGTTTATATGTGCAGATGATGGGTAGAGGTATGCGAATTGCTGAAGGCAAGAAGAACTGCTTGGTTTTAGACTTCGCTAAGAATATTGAACGTCATGGTCCAATTAACCAAATCAAGCCAAGTCAAAAAGGACAGCGCAGGAAAGCAGGACAATCGCTTGTTAAGAGCTGTCCCTCTTGCCAATCGTATGTGCCTAAAGCATCTATGACTTGTCCAGACTGTGGGTATCAATATCCTGCACGCAAACTGCAGCTTGACTTGGTATCGTCTCAGCTAGACATCATCGCTAATACAGTCAAGAAAGAACGCTACGATATTAATGTGATAGATATGTGGGCTTCTCATCATCAAGCCGCAGGTAAGACCACTCCTGTTTTAAAAATTACTTATAAGACAGGCAATAAGATGATTAATGAATTTTTATGTTTTGAGCATTCTGGATATGCGCGGCAGAAAGCCGTAAAGATTTGGAATGAAATGGTAACGGGAGACAGCCTAAGAAAATCTCCACCCGCAACGGTGGATGAAGCTTTGTTTCGTCAATTGGAGATGAAAACTCCAGACAAAATTAAAGTGGACTTTTCAGGTAAGTTTCCAAATATTGTAAATAGAATGTATGGAGATCGGTAAACCAAAACTTTGCTACCCGCTTAAAAAAAAGACGGGTGACTTTAAATTTATTCCTTTTAACCTAGGAGAGTTAGAGATAACTTTTCAAGGATCAAGGAATGAGTTGATTGAGGTTAAAAATTACTGGAATTCAATTGGTAGTCCAGAGTACAATGAGAAATTAGATTTTGGAGAAAACCTACAAAATATTTACAAGAAACTAAGATATTGGCCTAAGCCAATGTTAAATAATAACGTCGTGCAAACGATGCTTTTGGAGTATGAAGATGATAATAAAGGAACTTGAAGAATTTAAATCTGAAGTAAAGGGTAACTCCCTTGTAGTTGCAGATATACCAAACTCGATTTACCACGCTGGCGTTGGTATTAGTAGCAGTAAGATTAGAGCTTTTGGCAAATCTCAACTGCACGCAATTGAAAAAGTCCAGGAAACCACCCCTGCGATGAACTTTGGTACAGCCGCTCATGCTTTATTAGTAGAGGGTGAGGAAGTATTTAACCAGACAGTAGCTGTCATAATGGGCTCGCCTTATACCAACGCTAACAAAGATCTAAAAAGAGAATACGAGGAAAGGGGTCTAACGGTTATTAAAGAGAATGAGATGAAAGACATCAAAGGTATGAAGCAACATATGATTGAAGAAGGCAACATCTATTTAAATGCAGATGGCAAGGTTGATGAGGCTAGTTTCTACTGGTATGAAGGAGAGGTTCTTTGTAAGTGTAGACCAGACGTTATCTGTCCTCCTGTTCAAAGCCCTTATGCTGACGATGAGATATGTGTGGTTGACTACAAGACTACTCAATCATGCGACCCAAAAGAATTTGTTCACTCTGTTAGAAAGTATGGCTATGACATGCAAGCAGCTTGGTATCGAAGAGGGATGGAAGCGGCAGGATTTAAGATGAGAGAGTTTATCTTTGTAGCTCAAGAGAAAAGCTACCCTTATGCATCCAAAGTATTTCGTATAACAGACGAGCAGATGGATTTAGGTTGGGCAAAGATGGAAGGCTTCTTAGAGTCTTACAAGAATTACTCAGAAGGCGGGCATCTTTCTATTTACAACTCGCCAAATATTGTAGACCTAGAGCTGTGATTGATTATAAGTTTAGCGAGGATATAACGTTTGCTGAACTGCAAGATTATATTGACGATACTTATGGCCAACACTATGCCAATGGCAAGTACCAAGCAACAGACATGATCATTGACTCTGGGTATGGTGAAGGCTTTTGTATTGGCAATATAATGAAGTATGCAATGAGGTATGGCAAAAAAAACGGCAAGCAAAAAGCTGACTTACTCAAGATTATTCATTACGCAATGATTGCTTTATATGTCAATAATTTAGAGCAAAATAAAGAAAATATAAGCTAAATCAAAAAATAATTATTGTGATAGTATTAATGAATGCCGTCACATTATCCTAAATTTATTTGTTGCTACAAGGTCGAAGATCAGATTACTGCTATGATCTTGCGTGCTCCAAATAAAGATACCGCAGAGCTTTACGTTCAACTCCATTCAATGGAAGAAAACTCAAGTCTAATTCCAGCAACAATACTGGACGTCTCTGAGTGCAACCCAAATCATCATATAAGTTTAGAAATTCATTAAGAAGACTAGGTGGTTAGCGTTTAATCTGAGGGGAACAGATAACTAACCTTTAAGCAGGCGCCCTAGCAAGCCTTTATCCCTACAAGCTTGGTTTAGCTGGAGTGGCCGAAGGTTTATCTTCGTTCACCCAAGCAGGAACCTCGCCTGGTTGTTGTGGTGCAGCATTGCCCAATGGTTTAAATGCAACGATGTTATTTTTATCGTTTGGATAGTCTGGATTGTTACTCTTTTCTATACCAAATTTACTCGTAACTCTGCATCCTTGCAGTTCCGTAGCATTTGTTGGCGCGTTACTTCTGCCTAAAGCTTTAAGTAATGAAGTAAACTTCTTAGAAGCAATCTCCCTTACCATGTTTTGCTTTTCAGCGTCAGCGTTTGTGTACCAAAGATTTAGATTGTCTCTAGCAATCCACCCTTGATATTTATCCCCTACAACCTTTACTTCCAGTTTTAGGTATTCGTTACCTGCTTGAGAAAGAGTTTTCTCGCACACACTTATTTCCGTCAAGTATTCGCCTTCAGGTATTGTTGAAGATCTCTCTTCCTCAGCGCTAAAGTCTAAAGTGACATTTGTAAAATCGCTCATGATTCTTCTCCTTTTGTAAATCCAAGCTTATTAATAATATATGACAGATTAGGTTCTTCAAAAGAATCTAATTTGCCACTCCTGTCCTTAGCAACATAATTATCACCAAGAACTGTTTGCAACCAACGATTGGTTACTTTCTTCCCTTCTTCATTCTCTTCAGTGAAAGTCCTAAGACATAACACTTCATCAAAGAAGTAAGGAATTTGGGTAGGCAGTTTTGCACCAACCATCATTGGTTGATAATGGAACATACCTGTTGATTCGTCACGTAGCTTATCTTCCTTTGCAACAAAGATAACGTGCATTTTAAGGTCTCTAAACCTACGCATGGTTCTAGTCATTACCGTAATGACCTCGCCATATGCTTGCCTAGGATCTTTAGACCTTGCTTTTTCCTGTGCTAATAAAAGCTCAGACATTTCGGTAACACTATCTAAACAGATAGTATCGTAATCGAGTTTGCCATTCTCTAACATATCTGCGATTTCCTCAATCTCATATGCTTCTTTAACTTCAATAGCGGTTACGTTGATCGCGTCTTTAATAGACAACAGCCCAGCTTCCATACTAATGATTAAAGTTTTTCCAGGCGCAGTTGCAAGTGAAGTTGTTTTACCAACCCCAGCAGCACCATACATTAAAATCTTAGCTCCTTGGTTATTAACCAAGTCCCCAGGACTTTTTATTCTACTTAATATATCAGTCATTCATCTTCTCCTTTTTTATTTAAAATACTATTTTAATTTATTTTAATATGAATTACAATATGTGTAGATTAAATATTTAACGGAATGTAAAATGAGAGAAGTAGACGTAAATCAGTGGAAGGTGAATTATCTCTGGCGGTTAAAGAACTTAACCGAGGAAGAGCTTAAATCATTTAAACAGCAAAAGCTAGAACCAGAATATAAGGAGAGAGAAGTGCAAAGAATAACATTAAAGAAGTATATTGAATTTATAGGTACGGAGCCTGCAGCTGAATTATTTGACTGCTCAACCGCCTCAACCAAAGCTTGGAGATATGGTCTTAGACAACCCTCTATTAAACAAGCTAAAAAGATTATTAAAGCATCTGGCGGCAAGTTAGACTTTGAATCTATCTTTGGTCCTATTGAAGAAGTTGATACAAAAGCTTAACAGTGTTCAATTTAAACGTAACAGAGCAAGACTCTGCGTTGGACATTGCGCTTGCTTATGCAGAATACGGGCTCAGCGTAGTCCCCTTACATCGGCATAACAAAGTACCAACCAAAGAGTTAGGTGGGTGGCAAAAGTTTCAAGAGAGACAGCCAACTACAGAAGAGCTAGAGAAGTGGTTTAAGGGGAGAGACGATGTAGTCGTTGCCTTAGTCTGCGGTAAGTTTATTGTAGTTGATGCAGATACTGCCGAAGCGGTCAATTGGGTTGA